GTCGTGGCCTGGGGAGACACCCTGGGTTCGGTAGTTTGCGATGTCCATTGCGTCGACAGGAACGTCGACGGGACACCTCGCTTGGTGGCGCGCGTCAAAGCCCGATTACATATTCGAACCGGATGGCGACGCGTTCTACAGCTACGTGCGCTCGCTGCGCTCTGTCCCACTCGAGACTAGAAGTTCAAGAATTCTCGAGATTGTCAATAGATTCCGCCCAGAGGAGGCGGGAGATGAGCAGGAGGTCTTTGATCCTCCTACTGAACTTGATTTGTGGTTCTACGGCTTCTGGCTCGCCGTGGAGTCATCCGTCTTCTTGGACAAGAAGCGCGGTGGTAAATTCCTGATGATGTTCAAGGATTTCTCAAGCTTCGAGCGCCCAAAGAAACTGATGGTGCTCGCTGGCGGCAGGCTCGGAGAGCTGCTGGAACGGATCAACGACCGAGATGATCTCGCTCTTCCGGGCTGGCTCGAGGACGCCGACGCATACGAGTCGGTCCGTCGAGTGTTGTTCCCTCCTAAACCCAAGATCCTGACGGAAGACCAGGAGGAGGGCTTCAAAGAAATTGAGGCCTTTGAGGCTGAGAAGAAGATCGTCGAGGCAGCCTTCGCTGAGTACGAAGAGGAGCTCCTTCGGGAGCTGAAGATAATCCGCGCGACCAGGGAGGTCGTGAGGACGGAGATGCGTTCGTACGCTCCGCAGTATGATGATTTGAAGAAGGCGAGACAAACTAAGCTCAACTACAGCCAGAAGGTTGAGGCGTCAAAGCGCTACCAAGCGTCTCCCGATTTGCAGAATGACTACACTGAGGAGGGCTACATCGCTCTGGTCCAGGACAACGTTGCGCGCCGGGCTGAGAGGGGTGTCTACAGCATATTTCGCCTCAAAGGCGGAGTCGAAGCTGTCCGACGCGCAAAGGATCGCGCGAAGGCTAAGATTAGTCAACTCAAGAATGGTGGCACTCCGGCGCCCCAGGATGAGAAGAGGGCGCGTGCTGCTCCTTCGCAAGTGGGAGGCCTCAATGACGAGGATTTCGAAGTTACCGGGTAAAGTCAGGAAGTACGCGGAGTACATGAGTCGGCCGGGATTCGCTCGTAGGAACGCCTCTGGATGGAGGAACGAGGATGACCGAAGAAACTTATTTGCTCAAGCGATGCTTCTCGAACACTGGGTGACTGATGATGACGTTTTTGAAGAGAATAGGAAGGCAGTTTCACGTCCAATCAAAACGGACGTATATCTCAAGAAGACATTTCATGAGATGGATGGGAGCGAGCTGAAGAAGATCAGCAGCTATACGAACCTCGTTCGACATGGCGGGGGGGCAGACGATGCGTGGCGGGCGATGAAAAATCTCGATCGTCCGAAAAGGAAGTTCGGAGTCAAGGTGACTCCGAAAGAGGTCGCGCAGGCGATCTTTGCAGTCGCAGAGCACGGCGTGGTTACGCCACTCACGCTGGAGGGGAGCTTATGCGCAATCGGCATCAATCCGGAAACATCAGCGGGCCCGACGTGGAAGGCGGTGGGCTTTGGGAAGAAAGGGCCGGCCTCGATGCTGATCGCGGAGGCTTGCAAGCTCGTGGAGGAGGGTGAGAAGGTAGTCTGCCGATATGGACTTGCGGGAAGAACCGCCCTCCGCACGAAGGAGGAGGTGAAGGAGAGGTTAGATGAAGGCAAGCAAATCGGGCGCGTGGTTTTCATGGCTGATGCCCATGAGTCGCCAATCGCAGCGAAGTTTGTCAAACCTCTCGTCGATAGAGTGCGAACAAGGACCAACGCACTTTGGATGGGCTTCAACAAATTCGGGGAGGACCCAAGCGCGTTGTTAGAGATCGCGACGGCGCACGATGTTTACGCGAACATTGATGTCTCACAGTTTGACCAAAACTGCGGGGAGGAGGCGAAGAGATTCGCAACCGAGGTGATGAGAGAGGCGCTCGATCTGAGCGATGTACGAGACGAGAGAGCGATGAAGTGGCTCGAGGATGAGATCAACAACGTGAGAGTGGTCTGTGAGGACGGAAAGACGAGAGTTAACTCGGACTTCCTACCGTCGGGCTCAGGCCTGACGAGCATCATCGGCTCGATCGTGTCGTACACGCTGCTCTTAGATTCAGTACCGGAGCAGGTGAGTGAGGGTACTTACAGAATAGGCACTCAAGGGGACGACATGTTCCTGTGTCTAAAAGATGTCAAGGTGAAGGGTCAACCCGTGAGGACGGAGGGGGCCATGCGCGACTTCGTGGAGAGGATCGCGAAGACGGTGAAGGATAGGACAGGCTTCACTTTCAAACCGACGGCCTCCTTCTACGGGACCGTTCCGACGGTTGGGTTCATACAGCCGAACCTACCGGAGTTCGTGCTCGATGGCTCGAGTTCGAAAATGCGAGCGTACTTTTCTCGCATGGCGCATATGTTGAGGAGGAAGCTCAACTTCGAGGAGCGATGGAGAAAATTACCGCAAGAGCCGGACGGGGGCGCGGGCGGAAACACCCATAGGTGGAGTTACCATTTTAAAGGGCGGTTCAAGTTCCTGAGCCACTACATCAAGGTTGAGTCGGACGGGACGGTGGTGATGATCAGGCCAACGAGGGAGGTTGTTGAGCGCCTCTTTCATCCGGAGAAGCACGAAGTTAAGACACTTGACGCTCACATGGTTCGCCTTCGGGCAGCTGTGGTTGAAAATCGTGGGAATCGTCTCACGGTCAATAGATTGATGCATTATTATCATTCGGCCGTGCTGAGGCGGCGCGAAGGAATGGAGCGCGCGTCAGCGCTCAAGACGAAGATTAACGAGGAAAGGGACTACTTGCTCGAGATCAAGGATTACCGGGACCGCCTCGGGCCCGTAATTGAGGTTTTTGCGCATGACCCCGACTTCGCCAAGGAGTGGTTGGAAGTACTTGACACCACTGATCAGCAACGTACGAGAATGTACGGTGCGCGAGACGTCGATTGGCGTAGCGTGAGGCTTATGCGCGAGGGAGTGTATAAGCCTAAAATGATGATCCCGAAAGGGGAAGGTGAGAAGCAGATGGAACTGTGCTACTCATTACTGAACGACGGGCGTGAGAACCTCCGTGGCAATATAGGTTACGCGATGTTAACCTCACAGAAGCTTCGACGGAGGCTCTGGGACCAGATTAGGCCATACTTCCTAAGAAGGTTTTTGAACTGGAACGATACCGTTCTGGCTAAGTGCCGAGATGAGGTCTCCTCTTGGGGAGACGTATAGACAGCCTCACTCATGACCGCTGCGAGGTCCGTA